AGAAGATTCTAGAGGTTACAGAGGTGGTACTGATAATCTTCTAAAATGGATTGAGAAAACTACTGGTGTTGACACTGTTGGATTCTTCATTTGCAAAAACTCTCACAGAGAGTTTGACCATGCATTTGACAAATTCAGTGGTAAGTATCAAGAATGGGATGCAAAACAAGATGCATACAAAGTTTTCAGAAAAGATGGTGGGTTCTCAGTTCCAACTACTGAAAAGAGTGGATACAAAGAGTTCTACATTCTAAACAAAAAGAAAATGGGTATCGTGTCAGAAGATGACACTTTAGATGTACAAGTTGGTGCAAGTAAACAAGCACTTAAAGGTGCAATGAAAAGAATGGGTAACAACAAAATGTCCCAAAGAAAAATTCTTCAACACTTCGTTAAGAAGGTTGCATGATGGGTACATATTTTAGTATAATACACATATGGTAAAAAAAGTTCAAAAAAGTGAGGTAAATATGAATTTGAATGCAAATCATTATAGATTCTTGGATGCATGTGCAGAACAATATCCAAGTCAAGTGGAATTTTCAAAGTCCACAGTTAGGAAAATTTGTGATACAGCAGGTATTCCTTTTCCATCGTGGTTGATTAGAAAACCACAATTCAAAGCAGGTTATGGTACATACTCCATTGAATCTGTTGTTCCTAGTAATTATTCTGAACCAGTTGCACCTCAAGTGCAAGCAGTTCAAACTGTCGAGACAGTTCCAGTTCCAACATCTACTGTTGGTGTGAATGTTCTCGATGAGAATATTTCAGTTATCCCATCGGTTATGGATAACTATGTTCCTTTTGGTCACTTCAAAGACCTTAAGTCAATCCTCAAGTCTGGAATCTTCTTCCCAGTATTCATTACTGGTTTGAGTGGTAATGGTAAGACTTTGATGGTCGAACAAATTTGTGCAAAACTCAAGAAGGAGTTATTCAGAGTTAACATCACCATCGAGACAGATGAGGATGATTTGATTGGTTCAAATACTCTAATCAATGGTAATATTGTCTTCAAGGAAGGCCCAGTTCTCAAAGCAATGAGAAAAGGTGCAGTGTTACTTCTTGATGAGGTTGACCTTGCATCAAACAAGATTATGTGTTTACAATCCATCCTAGAAGGTGGTGGTTACTTAATCAAGAAGACTGGTGAGTTTGTAAAACCAGCAGATGGGTTCACAGTGGTTGCAACTGCAAACACTAAAGGTAAAGGTTCTGAGGATGGTAGATTCATTGGAACTAACATCTTGAACGAAGCATTCCTTGAAAGGTTTGCAATTTGTCTTGAGCAAGAATATCCACCAGTGACTACTGAGAAGAAAATTGTCAAAGGTGACTTTGCAATCCTTGGTGTCAACGATGATGAGTTTGCAAACAAACTTGTCGACTGGGCAGATGTTATCAGAAAATCCTTCTACGAAGGTGCAGTTGATGAAGTGATTTCAACTAGAAGGTTGGTTCACATTGCAAAAGCATACTCAATGTTCAACGACAAGTTGAAGTCCATTGAAGTTTGTCTTGCAAGATTCGATGAAGATACTAAGGCATCATTCCTTGACCTTTACACTAAGGTTGATGAAGGTGTGAATGTTCAAGAAGAACATATGAATGAATTTCAAGAGGAGAATGCAAATGACGATATCTTCTAAGACCTCACTAGATTCGTCTAGTTCTCCTCGACCTTGTGCATTATGCACTGGGTCATATGAGGGATATGGAAATAATCCACAACCAGTTCTTGAAGATATGAACGATAGGGTTTGTGATGATTGTAATTGGAACAAAGTTATCCCAGCAAGGATAAGGAGTTTTGAAAATGACTGAGTATGATAGTGCAGTCGAAAGACAAAGAATACTACTGGAAGCAGAAGCATGGGCAGATAGTCCTAAATCAATTCTTATACATCAAACTACATCTATGTGGTATGAGACTGAGGACTCTAAAAGAGACTTTGAGAATGGTAGTGTGACAGATACACAATACAATAGTGGTCTCATCGAGAGAACACAGAATGGTAAACTAATTAGAACCTTTGGATATAGAATGACTGGTGATGAACTAATCGATATCTATATTAGAGGTGGGAAATAATAATAGGGGCTACGGCTCGGGTATGGGACAGAGGAACGACCATTACAAAAAAGAACACTTATATTACACGCTTTTGTTTGTATAACTGTTCCTCATCCCACCAGTTTTTTTAGGAGTAGATTATGAAATTATTATTGATGAAAATTTTTTTAGGAGTAATGTTAATTGATGAAATAGTTATTGTTGGATTAATTGCATTAGGTCTAATATGAGTAAATGTTTAGACCATCCAAGAATGGTATTTAAAGGGACACTTCATTACGAAGGTCATTCAGTCACATTCGATATCAAAGATGATTATGTCGAAGTTATGAACGATAATGGTCTTGGAGAAATTACAAACTCTCAAATGGATATTGATAAAGCAATTAAAGAACAAGAAGATTTACTAAAGTGGGGATATACATGGATATAAAATTTAAACCTTGGTCAAGTGCATCTAAGTTTTTCATACCTTTTCATATGGGTATGATGGTACTTACTGCAATCTTGATTTTTTTCATTAACAAAGCAGAGGCATCTGACCCAAACAATGAGGCATATTGTCTTGCACAGAATATGTATTTTGAAGCTGGTAATCAACCACTAGCTGGTAAGATTGCAGTTTCACAAGTAGTTATTAATAGAACTCAACACATGAACTACCCAGAGACAATTTGTGGTGTTGTTTATCAAGCAAAGTGGAAAGAAAACTGGAAAGGTAATTTGATGCCTGTTAGACATCAATGTCAATTCAGTTGGTTTTGTGATGGTAAGTCAGACGACCCAGAGGACTCTAAAACTTGGGTACAATGTTTGACCCTTGCAAGGAATATTCTACAAGGTGCATATGGAGACATTACAGAAGGTGCAACACATTATCATTCTGTATATGTAAATCCATACTGGGCAGATTCATTAAATGAAACTGTAATAATCAACGAACATATATTTTATAAATGAAATCAAAATACAATCCATCTACAAATAGATACGAAAAAATAGGTGAACAATCTAATTGCATATCTCATCAAGAAATTGCAAAAGTACTACATGCAGATGGTAGTTCCTACAAGATGGGAACACTTGTATATGGAACATATGAAGAGATTGAAGAGTGGTGTGAGAAGAATGATATGTGGGTTGACAAATATCTAGACCATGTAAACCCATCGACAATCTACAATACAGCTGAATGGGTTGGTACTGGGATATCAAATCCATTTAGTGTAAGTGTTCCATTTGATTACAGAGAATCTAGAGCAATGGGAACATTCAATACTAGGGGAGTTAATTTAGACAAATGGTAGAATTGATACAAGTATTATTGCAGATGGTAGGATTAATAACTTTAATCTATCTTTTCCTTGCATGGGGATTAAGTGGTGGATTAAAGAAATTCTTTACCTTTAAGAAAAAGAAAACAGATGATGTAAACTCTGGTGCAAAATATGGTTGACAATATAGAGATTCGTGCTATTATAAATATAAGTAGAGATTCATAATATTTGAATCGTTATTAAAACTAAAACTGTGGTATTGTTCCACAAGGAGAAAATATGAAATTTTCAGAAGCTGAGGGCAAGCTCAAAAATCTTGTCAATCAAGAAGTCACAATAGAATATATTGTGAACATCATCAAAAGTATAGATTCACTTAAAGTAAAAACGAATACTATATTTGCACCACAACCAAATCCATATACAGATACACCACTGGGTAATATGTTTGACCCAGACACAGGTGAAAGACTTGTTAAGTCAGTTAAGGATATGAAGGTTGATTTTAGTTATCAAAGATTCTTAAAACTGAGAGCTTTGATAAAAAGACTAGAAGATAACAATGGTGAATTTTCCCCAACAAGAGCATCTTGCATCAATGTAAGAATTCGTTCAAATGGTGAAGAGTTCATTTGGGATGGTCTAAGAAGAGCAGTACTAAGTGGTCTTAAAGATATATGGGAACTTCCTGCTATATCTTTTCATCACAAAGCAAAAACAAAGACTGAACAGAAATCAGAAGAAGCAAAAGACTTTTCATCTTTCAATGGTAAAGGTCAAGAGTCAATGAGAAAAGAAGAAGTCTGGAAAGCAGACTATCTTGCAAAAGAAGATGAAGCACTAGAATTAGGTGATATCATGAAATCATGTAATCTAGATATCCTAGGTGTTTTACAAAATGGTGGATGGAGTCTAGGTGGATTTGCAATATTTCAATCATCAAGTGTTGGTTCTAAGAAAATTAAATCTGAGTATCTAGAACAATCTTCTAGAATTATCCAACAATCATTTACAAATGATAACAGTGTTAAAGGATATTTAATTACTGGTATTGCAAAGTATCTTGAGACTGTAGATAAGTGGTTAGAAGCATGTCATGATGGTGATGATGCATATGATTGTGAGTCAGTTATGGAACTTGATTTAGTTGAAGATGCACTAATTGAGTACACAAAAGAATGGATGAATCAAAAAACAAATCCAACTCAAGCAAAATTGATTTCACCATCTGAGTCGAATCATCAAGTAGAAAGTGCAGCTTTCAATTTTTACAACAAAGTTGTTAGACCAAACTTATCAGATGCAACAGTCAAGGGTATATTGAAAAGACAATTCATTGAAGAGTTTGGATTGGATGCAGATAACTTTTAAACTTGACAGATATGAGTTTTGTGAGATAATGGATATATTATGAGTAAAAAAGTAGATTACAAATACAACGAAGGTGAATTAATCAAACAATTCAAGGAGTATGTTGATAAAACTTATGAACAACATTACTCACAAAACAAGTATCAGGCAACTGAATTTATTATAGATGGTGGTCATGGAGAAGGTTTCTGCATGGGTAATATCTTAAAGTATGCACAAAGGTATGGTAAAAAGAATGGATACAATCGTGCAGACTTAATGAAAGTTTTGCATTATGCATTATTCGCTTTGTATGTTCACGATACAGAGCAAAAATCGTAGGAGTATATTATGAAAATTAGTGAAAGTACATTAGAAGTTTTACAAAACTTTAGTAGTATCAATAATGGTATTACAGTACAAACTGGGAATGAGATTAAAACAATCTCTCCAATGAAAAATATCTTTGGTCGTGCAACACTGTCTGACAATTTTACAAGTCAGTTCTCAGTGTATGACCTTCCAGAGTTTCTTGCAACAATATCATTACTAGGTGATGATGCAGAGTTTGACTTTGGTGAAAAGTCTGTAAACATTAGTGGTGGTGGTGCAAGTGCAACCTACAACTATGCAGATGCATCAATGATTATTTCTCCACCAGAGAAAGAATTGACAATGCCAAATCCAGAAGTTGTATTTGATTTATCAACTGATTTACTTGCAAAATTACAAAAGGCAAGTGCAGTACTATCACTTCCAGACTTAGTATTGGAAAGTAATGGTACAGTGGTTACATTGAATGTTAGGGATAAAAAGAATCCTTCAAGTAATCAGTTTAGTGAAGTCATCATGGATGGTGATGGACAAACATATACAATGAACTTTAAGATGGAAAACATCAAGGTAGTCAAAGATGAGTATACTGTTAAAGTATCATCTAAAGGTCTATCTCAGTTCGTTGCAAAAAATAAAGGACTTGAGTATTTTATTGCACTAGAACCAGATTCAGTATTTGGTTCGTGATAAATACTTCTGTAGGTACTAGACATTGGTATCCAAGGGTGTTCAACTGTTCTCTCTCTGGGGTTGAACTCGGTTCATAATGGTGGGATTATGAGTCATCTTTATAATGAAATGGTGAATGTATGAGTGATGAATTTTTATGGGTTGAAAAGTATCGACCAAAAACAATAGAGGATTGTGTCCTTCCAGCTGATATCAAACAAACTTTCTTTGATATCAAAGATGAAATACCAAACATGATTCTTACTGGTACAGCAGGTACAGGTAAGACTACAATTGCAAAAGCATTATGTGAAATGCACAATTGTGATTATATCCTAATCAATGGTTCTGAGGAAAGTGGTATTGATGTTCTAAGAACCAAAATCAAAAACTTTGCATCTACAGTTTCACTGAGTGGTGGAAACAAGGTAGTAATCCTTGATGAGGCAGATTATCTAAATGCACAATCAACTCAACCAGCACTTCGTGGATTCATAGAAGAGTTTCATAAAAACTGTAGATTTATCTTTACATGTAATTACAAGAACAGATTGATTGCACCTTTGCATTCAAGATGTACTATTATTGATTTCAAGATACCACCAAGTGAAAGACCAAGACTTGCATCTG